GTTATTCATGCGAGTATAATAATTATCCCACGCAGTTGCAGTAGAGTATAACTTATCACCAATGACTCGTAGCTCACTAATAGTAGCTTGGGTAGATGACCATTTAGCGAATTTAGTCTTAGGTCGTTGAGCAGTATAATACCTATCCCATGCTTTAGCTGTGCTATATAGCTTATTACCCTCATTGATAAGTTGCTGAGTTTTATCCTGCGCCTGAGACCACTTGGCAAACTTACTACCAGATCCAGCAGCCATCTTATTCTCATAGTTAGTAATTAACTTATACTTCTGTTTGAGAATAGTCAATCGCTCATTAAGCTTAGCCCTAACAGCAGCATTACCCTGACCAAGCTGACCAGCTAACTTATTCTGAGTAACCCTGATATCTTTAACAATATCAGCACCATACATTTTAATGGTACTAATCTGCTTATTAAACAACCCACTGATTATCTGATTCTCTGTCCTGATATGGTGTACAAATTTAGACTCACTATTAGCTTGTCGTTGATAACCTAGGCGGGAATTATGAAGAGTCTTGAGTACTGATATCTGGGCTTTTTGCCCACCAGTAAGAACTCTTATAGCTTTGTTAAGATTATATATATTCTTCAAGGATGTCTTACTAAAAGCAGACATCCTCTTTTCTACTTTGAGCAGTGCAGCTCCAGCACGAGTCTTAATCGCAGCAGCTTTAGTTGACTCTCTGATTATAGCATTCTGTTTAGTTAAACTTTCAGTAAGATCCTTAGTCTGTCTAAGACTCTTGGATATCCCAGTAATAGCTACATCAAAGCTAATTCCACCAACATTAGTACCGCTCATTATCTACCTCTCTTAGCTCTAAGTGCGTCCCAGCTGCTATCAGTTTCAGCTTGCTCTGGTTGTATGTTATACGGATTAAGTAGATTATCCATATACCTAGTCATCTTGTTCTGGTTATCTTCTGTCTGATTTGGCTTGTTGATCAACATCGCTAGGAGAGAATACTTTGAAGCTCTTTGTCGGGTTGCTTCTTTATAAAGAACTTCAAGTTTAGAAGCTGTGTAACCAGCCAACTCATCGAAGTTATAGCAACCAAACTCACTTGCTATAACTCCAATGACGTTAAGCCGGTTATTATCTATTCGGTCAACTTCTACCCGAATAAATTCTCGGACAAAAAATCCATAGTACCGCGAAGCTCAACAATACCCACGTCCTTAATATCCTCTGGCTTCTTACCTAGCATGAGAGCCACGACTAGTCTGATTTCATTAATACCAGAATCTTCGTTCTTCCCAAGTTCATCCATAGCTCGCATGGCTTTATCATTAACCTCATTCACCACTGCAACTACACCATTTGACAAATTAACCGTACATGCTTTTTGAGCCAACAGCTCCTTACAGCTCCTTGCCATTAAATACCTTAGCCATCTTGTTCTCCTTTGGATTAGTTATGTAGGCTTAGCGTGGTCATTTCACCTACGGCCACGTGGTTAATTAAGCAAATGTAGCTGATTCATCACCGATGTAATATATACAATCTTCTGAGTTAACAATTCCTGGGAAGCACTTGAAGGTCGCATTCAAGACACGCTGGTTACTCGCATCGTAGCTAAGTTCAACATCACCAAGCGGTGCAGCAGCAGGGAAAACCAGAACATCTTTAGCATCAGTACTTGGCGCGCCACCAGCATATTTAGTCAACTTGAGAATAGCACCTTCAGTTAGTAACGAAGTACCAACCTTATTCCGACCGGCAACAGCGTCAGCTGAGGATGTTTCACCAGCAGTGTCAATCTGAGGTTGTAAGATTGATTCAAGAGTCGAGATATCAATCTCAGCAAGAGCCATAGTAACCTCTACGGATGTTCCAGTGATAATAGTATCCTCTGGAGAACTACCATATTGATCACTTACTAAATCAACACTATCATCTTTAATCGTGACAGTAACGCCACCATTTGTTTTACCAAGATCAGCAGAGTCATATTCTACTTGGCATGGGCCTAATTCGAGAGCCATAGTTATTCTCCTTTATGGTCTAGTTATGTTGCAAATTATTGAGCAGCTAAATACATATTTATTCTGCTCTGTGACGGTTATAAATCCTGGAAGTTTAAGTCCGGTGGAGTTATGTACATAATTCCCCGAAGAAAGAGTAAAGCCATTAGAGTATGAGAACATATTCCAGACTGTCTCAAGCTTCTCTTGGCTAGTATCATAGTCATCATAGATTGCCACGAAGTTCACCATGATACTCTGCATAAGAGACTCATTCTCAACTCCACCAGAATGAGTCACGACAATACCTACGTCATTTGTGCCAGTTAGCTTAGCTTGGAAGATATCTGTACCAACTACGAAAGCTGTGTTATCACAGATATATTCAATAATCTCTCTTGTTATATTCATACACCTGCTCCACTACTTCTGCCTAGTTGACTACCTGTAAGTTGCTTTATACGAAATGCTGCTAGCTTTGTACTCATGATTGCTTTGCCACTTACATAATGTGCGCCTGATAACATATCTGAGAAGCCCCCAGGCCATTCGTGCATAAGTGCAGCATGTGGAGCTTGGTACATCACGGTTATCTTACTTCGCAGAGAGCTAATTGCTCCAGTTGATCCAGTGTCTTTGAATTTAACTTTCTTTAGTGTTAACGTGTTAGGGGTTGAATACCCTGCCGAACTCTCATCACCAAAACCAATGTTAGGGCTAAACATAGGAATATCTTTATACACTCCACTAGCTCCTAGAGGTGCGCCAGCATAGTATGGTGAAGCATAATTAGGCCCAAGTAACTCCATAGCTCCTTCACGGATAGCAACATCAGTAGTTGTCATGTATTTCCGACCACCGATATATACTACTCCTGATCGTCTCAAAGCCCCAGTCTGCCAAGGTGGTCGTGGATAGTCCATCAACGTAGACTTAAGAAACTCATATGCAATTATCTCAGGAGTAGTGTATGCAATAATCTCTTCCATAGTATTAATCGCATCAACTATCCCTGCTACATATGACTTCTGTCTACCCATAAACTATCTCCGTGTGATGATAGCCACTAAGATCACTTGCATCGAATACTTGAGTAATGGTGAAAACTAGGTCATCTACAATAACTTCTTGCCCAAGCTTAGCTATCCCCTGCAACCCTGAGCAGAATATCATACCTTCCCCGACCATACTAGCATTACCACCGGAAGTCCTAAATTGCGTCTGTCGTTCAATAACTCCCCAGAAGATATTTTCATTCGTCTCAGTTATCTTCCCATAGTCATCTCTGACTACACTACGGAGTGCAAAGCTGTCTATCTTGGGGATCATAATCCCTCCCGCGTAAAGATAGCATCTGGATGCGCTATCTCATCATCAAACACAGATGATGCAGCTTTGTTCATATACTTATTAATCTCTTTTTTTATGTGCATAGGGTCAATTACTTCCCAGTACTTCCCAATCCGTCTCTCCACCAGACCTTTGTGCTTACGCAGGACTAACCGTAATACCTCAGCGCAGATCAAGTTATTATCACTATCTGACTCCAGCTTAGATATAACATAATTAACATCTGCATCAGAGATAACTTCGCTAGTTAGCTGTAGCTCTGATCTAATATCTTCGAGGTTCATATTTAATCCTTTAAAAAGTGGCTAGGTTTGACCCTAGCCACTTATATCATCTAACTAAGCTTCGTTGCTTAGGTCAATGGAGCATCCACATAAACAGCAAGATCAGCAGCGATCATTCTCATGTCATGATAATTATGCGCCTCAACACGAGTTGCACCACGAGTCTCTAGCTCAATGGTCTTAACCTTGTAACCATTAGAACCATAGCCAGTCCATGCGAAGTTGTAACCTGCACTTGGGGCCTCAAGACTTGGAGTATCAGTAACATGAAGCATTAAGAAGTGATCACCTGCGATGTAGTCCATGCTTGCAGCAGCACCATAGGCAGCAGCATCATACACAGCGGTCAGAACGGTGATACTATCAACTTCAAACAACCGTGCCAAAAGCTCACGAGTTACGTTTGCAGCAGAGGTGTATTTAATCTGCTCCTTGACCTGCGGATGACGTTTCAGGATATCAAATACTCCCTTACCCATAACAATCTTATTAGGCTCGAAAGAAGTAGTAGACTCCATACCACGCTTATATGCGTCAATATCCTCAAGAGGAGTAGATGAAGTAGCATCCCACTTAGTAGAAGGAGCTGCACCAGTATTCCAACTAGAGCCGGAAGTAAAGAAACGGGTTGACCAATCAACCTCATCGAATGTACTGATAATCTGACTGACTCTTCGCGTAGCCGACTTGAGAGGATTCAAAGGCTCTGGATCATTCTTAATGTATTCCTCAGCCACATCCTCATGATGACTAACATCCTGACAGATATATGAGCTAGTCCCACGACCATGCCGTGAACCAGTGGACTCAGTACCAGGAATACGAATACCGGCTTCATTCTTAAACCAATACTCTTTGTCATAAGTAGGAAAAGTTGAACTCATGAGATTCACAGGACACATAGGGAAAATCTTAGTGGCCTTGAATTTCATCGGATCTTGCATGTATTTAAGACCAACATTCGTCAGGGTCTTTGTATACGCTGATTGTAACATAGTTTATCTCCTTAGTTATTAATAGTTATTAAAGTAATTTAACCCGACGAAGTTCACCAGAAACGCCATCTTCCAAAGCCACAGCACACTGCAAGTCAGTCGTAGTGATATCTGCGATCAATGCTCCAGCGGCATCCGACTGCAAGCCAGCGCCAGCAGTGATAGTTGCGCCAAATAACGCAAGAGCTGTTCCACCAATCTGAACAGCGGTTTTAGTTTCGCTTGCATCAGTACCTTCAACGAGACAACCTACTCCGCGAAGAGTAGCACTCAGAGTACCTGCACCTGAGACAAAAGCCCCACGAGCTGTGCTAGCCGGAACGTCCATAGTGATAATAATTGCACCTTGATCTGCCATTACATTCTCCTTATTGTTAGTTAACTATCTTAGTTAAGTTTGAATAGCTCAGGATACTCACTCTGCGCCTTAGTAGTCGCTTCGTCAATATCACACTTATCACGATTGATAATGAAATCAACTGCGTCATCAATAGACGCAACACCCTCGGCTGAGTCATCAACTTCACTAGTTGCACCCTCAGTCTGCTCGGTGAACTGAGCCAGAGTAGTGTCGATTTTCTCTTGACGGGATTTAATCTCACCAAGAACAACACCAAGAGCATCTTCGTCCAACTTAGCAAAGTTAGCCACAGTCTCAGTGCTAAGTCCAAGACCAGCACATTTCTCAGTGACAGCTTCAAGGTGAAGTCGAGTAGCTTCGTTCTGCTTAGCAAGTTCAATTGCAGCATCCTTAGCTTCGATAGTTTCTTGAAGTGTCTCGTTAGTTGCAGTTGCCTCAGTCAGTTGCGTTGACATGACAGCCATTTTAGCTGTAAGCTCAGCTAGTTGATCTTGTACCGCTTTGTCTTTATTCTTCTCATCCATTTTCTCTTCTCCTAATGTAAGAGCTAGGTTAATTGCATCATTCATGTCACCGATGCTGTCTACTAAGTTAAGGTCAAGAGCTGCTTTTCCAATAAAAACAGCACCTAGAGCGATCTTATCTATTACTTCTTCACGGTCAATACCACGTTGACTTGCTACAGCATCTACGAACATACTGTAATATGTATCCACGTGACTCTGAATATGCGACCGTCCTTCATCATCCAGAGGAGTTGTGGAATTACCAGTTACCTTGTACTGCCCTTTGTAGATGTATGAAGTCTTGATTCCAGCCTTCTCCTCAGCCTTCGAGACATCCACATGACTGACGACAACTCCAACTGAGCCAACCTTGGCTGTGTCATATGCGACAACCTTGCTAGCTGCGCTGCCGATCCAGTATGCTGCACTTGCCATAGTTCCGTCTGCATATGCAACTATTGGCTTCTTCTCCTTGGCTGAGCTGATAAAGTCTGCTAGCTCCTTAGTACCATCTACTGTACCACCTGGGGAGTCTACACGTAGAACTATAGCAGAAATAGCAGAGTTTTCAAGAGCATCTTGGATGTCTTTCTGAATAGTCAAGGTTGTCCGTACTCCACTCATAGCATCTAAGCCATAGGCTTTCTTGACTATCGTGCCCTCGATTGGAATAACAGCCACGTTGCCTTTAGTCAAAGTCTCGTTGCTTGTATCCGCAGACAGGTCGATATTACTCCCAGCGATGAACTGGCTAACTACTGCTTCTATCTGCTCAAGCTTCTCTGGCAGGATTGCCCATTCAGCACTAGTCAGGTATTTAATCAGTGAATGACCTTTCATAGTCATCTCGAACGACTCACTTTGTCGCATTCTTATTCTCCTTCGGATCAGTTGATTTATTATCCGGTGCATCAGGATTAACTTTATCATCCTTCTTGGATGGATTATCTACATCCTCGTTACAGGTAGTATCAGGATTAGCGGCTTCATAAGCCAGCTTGACATCAGCAACACGACTTGTCTTAGTATCCCTCTCTGGTAGAGCAACACGGTCACGCAGGAACTCCTCAAGTTTGTCATCTGGAGTAATGATGTTGTATTTAAGTAACCGACCAAGAAAGCTAGCTAGGTCATTAAGATCTACACGCTCAACTCCTACTGGTTTTATCATAGGCTGAACTGGAAGATCGTTAAAAACTTGAAGAGCTTTGCCACCTATGAATGAGCTGTTGACTACATTCGCGATACCGATAGCTATGCCCTCGATAGCTGTGTGAAATAAGCTACTCTGCTCCTTAGCGAGTGCAAAACTACCGGAGCTATTTGTAACACCAAGCACCAGGAATTGGCTAAGCATGCTGAGGGCAATGTTAGACGAGTAACGATTAATAACATCGTTAAGGTCAAACTGACGCTGGCCAGGACTACCGACTAGCTTGAACTCCCAGCCATCAGGCAGGACTAGACCTTCTTGCGAGTTACGCTTGACGTTACGAACAGTCTGCCATGCCCATTGGCCAACTTTATTAAGCTTACCATGTTCATCCTGCAAATCCTCGTTCTCTGGTGCACTAAGAACAGGTAAACCAGTCAGATCACGCTCAATACCTATAGCTTCAATCTTCTCGATATTCGTCTTGTAGTACCAATCACGATATGCGTTACGGAATAGGCTCTTACCTTTTGGGGATGATTGAGTCTTAGCAACATGAAATACAAAGCACTTAGCGGCTTTGATAGCTATCTCCTTGCTATCTTCATTAATCTGAATAATCTCCTCAAGATCACCTACGTTATTAAACTTCCAATCTGAGATAGATGACTGAGGCCGGTAGTGCATACTACGCATATACACAATCCCCTTCTCATCTTTCTCAGTCAAAGTTACTTCCATAACCGAGTGACCGTAGATAAGTGCAGTTAGGATGTCTGCCATGTTCTCAATCCAGCCAATGTTCTCAAGTGACTGTTTTAAGATACCTTTCGGATCGTCTACAGTTTCCCACTTGATAGCTTTGAATATCTGCGTGATAGCCAACATAACCGCACCACAAACAGGATCATTAGCAGCCATCTTCCGAAATTCAGTGAGATACTTATCACCAGCAAGTTGACTATCAACAACGTCATTAGTCTCGTAGCTGAACTGACCTTTAATAGTCTGATAAGTAGTCAACTTAGGCCGAGTAGTTTCTTTTTTAAATCTTAGCAAAGCTAGACTCCGTTGTTAGATTATTGTTCATTTCGACAAACGCACTAAATTGAGCTAGGTCATATTTTATTCTATCGAAGTCAAAATGTCTATACGTTGAAAGCATTAAGCTGTCACTAAAGTCAGGTGAGAACCCAAGAGAGTTCTTTAACTTCTTTTTATCAACAACTTGCTTTGGCTCCGAGTCAGGGATAAAATTAATCTCAGGTAACTCCTGGATATATCTATCATGGTGCTTGAGAATCAACTCATCAAACTGATCTGAGAGCTGCGAGTACAACTCTGCTCGAATATTCCTATACGCTTCTGGATCATTAGCACGAGCATTGGTTACTACTTTGAACGTCTTGAAACCAGTCTTTTTCTTCAACTGATCATAGATAGCTATGCCAATTCCATTATACTCAGAATACAACTCCCGTACTCCATTACCACGACAGATAGATGTTACTTTGGTGATAAGATCATTAGTGTCTTTATGCTGAATCCGGAAAGGAGGATATACAAACCGTCCCTGCCTAAGAGTCAGCACTGAGTTATCTACCTTCCCAGCACCTGGGTCTAAGCCAGCTACGATAATAGTAGGCTCAGGCGGAAGTCCTTTAGAGTTCTTAAATCTCTCAAAGGCATCAAGGAGTTGATCGTAGGTCGCTATAACCTGCCCTTCACCACTGGGGAACTCACCGAGTATCTTAGTCTTATACCAATCTGAGTCCTCACCATGTAACTCCCTCATCCGCTCTATCCACTCAAGATTAACAAATGGAGAGTTAATTGAACTAAGCGTTACTCTGAACCATTGCTCTCGGTTCTTGTTATGCGTATCATAGAAATACCCATGAGCACGAGTAGGGTTGCCGACTAGCAGGCAATACACGTTCTTCTGGATCATCGAACCTTCTATACCAGAGAACACTGCATCGGGAACTGCACTAGCTTCGTCAATTATGAAAAGTAGATGCGGTGCGTGAAACCCTGCCAGCACGTCACCTAGTTTATCCTTGCTATCTTTCGGAATCGTCCGTGCTACTATAAACCAATCCCGAAATCCTTTTATATAAATCTTATTCTTTATAACCACTAGTGACTCTTTGATGAATGGAATACTTATCCGTCTTATCCAACTCTCCATCTCAGCGAAGAGTAAATCCTCCAACTGGTGACCGGTTGGCGCAGTACATACAACCTTGGCCTCAACATGAGTAGTCAAGAACCACAACGCAATTGTCGCAGCACAAGTTGTCTTGCCAGTAGTAGTACCAGATTTCCCAGAGACAAAGTTATCCCTTATCAGTCCATCTGATAACTCCGTCTGGTCACTAGTAATATCAGCCCCTAGCACTTCTTTCATCCAGAGCTTGTAATTCTCTGAATACCTATCATAATACTGCTTGGCTGAGTTAACTTCTGACATCTTTGCTCCACTCTAGGTAGTGCCACAGGACTGGCAAGCTTAGCTACTCTACCCATCCAAAGGAGGTAGTCCTGTGGCACATTAGTTGCACAGCCACATAACAAACCTAGTTATGTAGTACGCTGCGCTCTTGGATTATTGGTAAAACATCAACAAAAGGCGTTCTTTCTCGATATGAGCTTTAATCAACGCCTTGTCACATGGAGTAATAGCCTCGGTGCTACTTAGTCTCTGAATATCATCACCAATGATGAATATCATCGCACCAGCTAGGCTGTTAGCGATATTTAGCTTGTTGGTAATATACACAACCAACGTAGCATAGTTATCCGCTGAGTCAACTAGAGCATCAATTTGATCTAGCACAACATTTGCATCATCAGCAGAGTAGCCCTCAACAGTCTCAAGTGCAGCCATCTGAATAGTCAAAAGCCCTTGAGATAACCCATGCACATCAGGTATTCTCTCAAGGATAACTGACTTACTCGACTCACATATCTCCGGTGGGGTATATGGCCTTGGAGCACATGAAGCTAGGATAAGCAGGCAAAGTATGATTAGATATCTCACTTTCCCCTCCCAGCTAGTCGTCTAAGCAGAACACCAGCCAACTGAACAACTGAGTTACTCTTCCACTTAGGATTAAGCCCTACGATCTCTGAGCCAACAGAATACGCCAGCGCAGCTATCAAGCTAATCTCGGTAATTCCCATAATAATCTCCTTAGTTAATCACCACTGAGTTATGAAAGAAAGCCTGCTTAGCTCCTGTGCTAAGAGTACTCTCGAAAACCAGAGTTATCTTCTTCGTCTTGTACTCAACTCCAGGGTAACAGAAATAAACACGAATCAAGTTAGCTTCAACTACAGGAGGTGTATCCGTGTCAATCAGCTCAGCTGTGACTTCCGTATATGCATCTAACCTTGCACCGTTCTTAATGATCCCAACAAACGCCCTGACAGTAGCAGATGATAACGTAGACCCATAAGGTATAAGCCCATCATTAGCTGTCTGAGAAGTTGCACTAGGGATATGGAAAATAAACGGCCCCCAGTTATCAGAGTAATGATTAATCTCAATATCAATTGCTTCAAAGTCAGCCATCAGAAAGTCCTATTAAGTCGGATCGAGTGAGGTGTAGATAAATGCAGGGATAGTCACTGTACCACCAGAGCTAAGCCCTTGAGAGGTACAAGTTGTCACAAGCAGCAAGGTTGTCCCATCTGCGATACATACATGGTTAGCCGTGCCATTAGATGTGATTGCAACGTCACTCTGAGCAGCGGTAGTAATCTGCCGACCACTAGGTGTACCAGCAGCTTTAACCATACTACCAGTCATAGTATGAGTGCTAATCAAACTTGCAGTTACCGCAGCAGCACGATCAGCAGGCTCTACGTCAGTGACAAACATAACCGTGCTAGTGTCAATAATATCCAAAGTTCCATCTAAAACTGAGTCATCAACTTTCTTCGCCATTAGTTTTCTCCTTTAAGGTGTTTAGGTATTCTGTAATAGTCATCTGTGAAGTAGTCCTACGTGGATCAATCTGAACATCCACGTTAGTCGCTACTACTACATTCTGAACTTCGAGTGTTACGGGTGGGATAATGTCATTCATGTTATTCTCCTTGGATAGAAAAGATTGTATGCTTAGCCCGTATTATAAGCACATATCCATCGGCTGGCAATACTAAATGAACAGTGCTAATCGACTGATTTCCCAAGAGGTCATCTATGCTGAGTGCATACTCACCAGAGCTAAGATTAGTCGTACTGAGCAAACTTTGATTCCCTAAGCTATCTACGACTAATAGCATAGCGTTACCAAGGCTAAAGTCGTCAGCTAGGATGCCTTGGCCAGTTAGACTCGCGACACTTAGCTCTATCCACTGAGAGATGGATATGTTATCTATCTTAGCCCCTGCGCTCATGGCCTGAGCAACAATAGCATACCGTGAGTCACTTAACGTGAATGACTCTAGACTGGCCGTAGAAGTCATACTGGCCAAGGTTAACATAGTAGCAAAGCTGAGGTCTATATTATTCAGTGTACTGCTTTGCTCAAGAGCTTCGATGGCCAAGGTAACTGCGATCAACAAATCAGCTGAACTGATCAGCGTAGTCCCAACGGCATTCTGGACAGCTAGGCTATATTCGCTTAGTAAGCTAGTCGTGCTGAGTGTTGAACTCGCTGAGAGGTCGGATGCGGCAAGGATAGTCGCAAAGCCGAGGATAATGTTGGAAAGCTCAGAATCACCCATCAAATCGCTTATCTCAAGTAAATACGCCTGAATAAGCGCAACATTCTGCACTTCCCCTGCCCCGAATAACCCACTAACCGCCAGAATAATCCCACTCCCAATCGTGAGATTATCCACACTAGCCTGCCCACTCAATGCCTGAATAACCAAGTCATATAGCGGACTCAACCCACCAACCGTACTCACAGTTGCCTGAGCTTCAAAGTCAGCTAGAAGAAGTGCATAACTAGGCAACGTCGAAGTAGGGGCAAGCTGACCAGTCTGAACTAAGTCATTCAGGATGATGCTGTACTTACTGACTAATGTCTCATGACTAATAACCGAGCTACCTAGCATACTAGCTATGCTGAGCTGGGCTGCGTTGCTAAGGGTAACTCCAGCAAGAGTGCTTAGCTGCTCAAGGGCTGATGGGCTAAGGGAATATGAGCTGCTTAGAACAGTCTGCGCTACTGTCCCTGCTTGGCTTAGTTCCTCGGGACTAATAGCATACTTGGAGCTAAGTAGCAACTCTGCAATCGTGCCATTTGCCAACATATCCCCAACCGTGAGATCATACTTACTCTCAAGGATAGACGTGGCTAAGGTTGAGCTGCTACCTAAGTCATTCGGCAAGGTAGTATACTTATTCCCAAGAGCAGTTATGTTATCTATACTTGAATCCCCACCTAGATCATCCGTGCTAACTTGATACTTGCTACTCGTATTAACTTGCTCAAGTGTAGAACTTGCATCCATATCACTAGTAGCTATGCTATACTTGCTACTCGTAGCCAAACTAGCCAAGGTGCTATTAGCAATAAGCTCTTGGATGACTAGACTGATACCAAATAACAATGTAGTGTTATCTATACTAGCTGCACCACTTAGCTCAGCTATAACTAAATTATACAGTGCCTCAAGACTACTCTGCTCAAGCGTAGCTGAACCATCAACTGGGTCTATAGTCAAAGTAACCCCAGTTGCTAAGACATACTTAAAAGCTCCTATATCCCAAGGAACCGTACGAGTTGCCCCTGTTATGTCATCTGTGAAGTATGCTGAGAGGTCTTTGCCTGCACCTATTGCGTTGCTACCTGCCTTGAGTGTGAAGTCTCCTGTTGCTGGATTTGTGAAGATATCTGCTGCTACTTGATTAGTTAAACTACCAGATCCAGGAGCTGTAGCATCTGACGAGATGTTATTTGAACCAAGTACTGTGCTATGAAAATCGAAATAAGTGCTTCCGTCTCCATTATTAATACTAATTATATTAATAGCAGTTATGTTGTTTGTACTGTCCCAAAGACCGTCTCTGGTACAACCAGAAATGACACCATTTTGCACAGTCATTGTTCCTGCATTATTATTCACAATCCCATATCTATTTGAGTTAAGGATTATAAAGTTACTTATAATTACATTTCCAGAAGGAGCGTTATTGAAGAAACAATAATACTCAGCAGTACCGCATTTAATAATAAGGCTATCAAAAATAGCGGCTTTACTGGTGTATATGATGCCACTCCCATTAACAGTATCTTTTTCTGTCTGCA